GCTTAAAAAAAGCAGAATCGATCCACATCACACGCGCGTTGGAAGTCATTGATAGGGCGGCAGAGAAGGGCACTTGGCAAGCGGCAGCTTGGCGCATTGAGCGCAGGGCCCAGGAGCACTTCGGGCAGCAGTCCCGGGTCCAGGTTGGTGGAGCAGTGGCTAACGTACATTTCACCGCGGCCGACGCTGCGCTGTTGGTCAACGCGAATAAAATTAAGTATGCAGGAAAGGCGCAGTCGAAACCTGTTTCCGATGGCAATTCAACACAAGACTCATTGTGCGACAAATGAAACAGGCAATAACTCAATCATATTTTCTGGGGGTAAGGAGTCAATAAAAATATGGAGACGATCGTCGATACCACACCCCCTCCCCACGACACCCCCCCCGGGGGGCCCCCCACACGCGCGCGCGCGCGCGCGACCCCCCTCAGAAATTCGGCTAAAAATAAAAAGGGGTCATCAAAACCCGGCCCGGCATCCAAGGTTGACGAACAGGCTACCCCGGCAGGATTCGCGGAGGGTGTGCTCAGGCTAAAGCTATACCCCTGGCAAAAGGAGGTCATGAATAACCTGGCCCCGATCTATAGCCGGGTGGCGCTAGTAGCTGCCAACGGTTCCGGCAAGACGTCAAACGTAATCGCCCCGGCCTTGGTCTGGCACATGGTATGCTTTGAGGAGTCCCTGAGCGTCGTTACAGCATCTGTATATCGCCAGGTCGAATCCGTGCTCTGGCCCGCGATTAAAGCCCTTCTGAGGCCCTTTGGCGACATGGTTGAGGTCACCAGTGGGGAAATCCGCTTCAAGCATGCCTCGGGGCGTATAAGCCGAATTTTGGGGTTTACAGCAGGTAATGACAACGAGTCTGCTGGCCGGGCGGAGGGTTTCCACGCTGCGAACCATGAAAGCGCCCCCCTACTGTACGTTGTCGACGAGGCCAAGACCGTCCAGGACCCAATCTACGTTTCAGTGTTTCGATGCCAACCAACCCGCCTTCTGGTTGCCAGTTCGCCGGGCGCTCCGGTTGGTCAGTTCTACCGATGTTTTACGAAAGAGGCAGATCTGTGGAAAAAGACCCGGGCAACTGCCTGGGACTGTCCGCACATTAGCCCTTTATACATACAGGAGATCCAGCAACGATATGGGGTTAATAGCCCCTTCACTCAGTCTATGTTAAAAGCAGAATTCATGGACCTAGGCGAGGAGCGCCTGGTCGTGAGCCTTGCTAGCTACGACAACTGCATGGACAACCCCCCGATCCAGAACGGCAACGACCGGGCGGCTGGCATTGACTTTTCCGCGGGTGGCGACGAGAACGTGATCGCAATCCGGGAAGGGAACAGAATCCTTCCGCTGATTACCTGGCGCGAAAGGGATACGATGGCAACGGTTGGCCGGATTATTATGGAGCTAAAGAAGGCCGGGATTAGGCCAGAACAAGTATTCGCCGACGCTGGAGGGCTTGGTCTGCCTATGTGCGATGCCCTTGCCGAGGCTGGGTGGGAGGTCAATCGAATTAACTTTGGTGGCAACGCCAGGGACAACGACGCGTATCAGAACAAGGGTTCCGAGATGTGGCACAGGCTTGCCAGAAAGATCGACACTTGCGACATTATCTTGCCAGAGGACGACGTTCTTAAAAGCCAGCTTGTGACCAGGAGAGCTCAGGCCACGTCCAGGGGGAAGCTAGGGCTTGAATCAAAAGACGCTATGCGGTCCCGAGGAGTGGCGTCTCCGGACAGAGCAGATGCAGTCGCAATGGCATGCGACAACTGTGGGATTGCCTACGACTTGACAATGTCCTACACGCGTCCATCTTTGATCGAACTAATGAAACAGGCGTCCGCTGACACTGAAATGTCCGGATGGGATGCCGGGGGATAAAGGGGGAACAAACATGAACTGGAAAACAACCGCAACTGGGGTTTTGTCAATCGTAGTAGCTGTGGCTGGAGCCGCGGTAGAATTTTTGAAGACAGGCAAAGTGCCAGATCTTGGAACACTCATCGCCGCGATCATTGCCGGGATCGGACTGATCAAGGCCGCTGACGCCAAATAAGATTTTGTGTTTTCGTGGATTGGCGCGCTCATCGAATTGCTCAAGGCAATTGTCGGATTGTTCCCCGGGGAACGTGAGCGCAATGAGTCTGCCGCAAGGAAAGAATGGTCTGACGTTCGCGGTCGCATCGATGCTTCTTTTGGTGGTAGTGCTTGGTGGCTGCGCAACCGTCAATCCGGTGGTGAGAACGTCGGGGAACGCGGACAGATTGATCAACGACCCAAGGTTTGAAGAGGTCACAAGGTCTACACCTGACGTTCAGTCCTGGGCATATGACGCAATCAATACGGTAAACGATTTAGAATACGAAGTAAGGGCAAGGAATAATGGAACCAATAAATAACGAAATTCATACACGCATTCTCCGGGATCTAAAGAACCGTGCGACATGGGACGCTCGGCAAAGGCAGTTCTATGAGATGCGCACGTTCGGAATGCGTCGCAAGGTTAAGCCATGGCCGACCGCGGCAGACATGCACGTCGCGCTGATTGATCGCATTATCGAAAGACTTAAACCCAACTACGTCAACTCAGCCCTTGGCAACGACGTCGTCGCCGGGTTTGTCCCTATGCGCCAGCAGTTGGCCCCTCTCACCGTCACGGCAGAACGCTACTTCGACTATAAGATCCGCGAACGCACAGCATTCCAATTTGAGATCGTCAGACTAATTGACGACATGCTTTTGTTTGGTCGTTCTGTGCTCAAGTCAATTTGGGACGAGGGCAAGAAAGAGATTATTTTCCAGGCAATCGATCCTACCAGATTTATCGTGCCCGACCAAACTGTCGCCCTGGACGACGCCGACTACCTTTGCCACGTCATGGTCCTTTCGGTCGACCAGTACAAGCGCGTCGCGGCCTATAACCAGGACGAAGATTTTATCAAGAGAATTGCCGGAAGAGGAACTAAGTTTGAGGGCATCAATACCGAAAAAGAACAGGCAGTTTATCAGCGCGAAGGCATCACCTACGACTCTCGTCCAGACCGAATCATCCTTTGGGAGATCTACACTCGCAACGATGACGACGAGTGGAATGTTAACACCTACTCGCCCCTGGCGACCATGGAGCCTGTCCGGGAAGACTTTGTTCTGCCATACAAACATGGTCAGTGCCCATTCACAGAATTTAGCTACGAGTTGACCAACGGAGGATTCTATTCATCCCGCGGGGTCGCTGAGATTCTGGCCGCAAACGAGATGACCTTGGCGAAGCTGAAGAACTCCATGCTCGACTTCCTGGAACTGGCAAACCGTCCGCTGTTCCAGGCCGACAATCCAATTTCGTTGAATATGGCAAATCTGAAAATGCAACCTGGGCAGATCCTGCCACAGGGCATCAAGCCTGTTCAGATGACGACTCCTCCGATGGACTTTATGCGCGTTATGTACGACGAACGCGCGGAGGCAGAGCAAAGAGTTGGAACAATTGATTTCGGAGTCGGCAACAATCCCTCGGAGCCAGGTAGCTCCAGAAAAACAGCAACTGAAATTCAAGCGTTGGTGAACACCGGGTCCGCGGGTGCCGACTTACGAAATCGCCTTTTCCGAATGTCTCTAGGTCGCCTATTCCGTCAGTGCTGGTCGATCTATCTGCAGTACGACAAGAAGGATCTCAACTTCCGCTACGCTGAAGATACTGGCACCGTTCCTCCGGAGGCACTGCACGAACAGTATTCGATCATGCCCAAGGGCGGGTACGATTTCCAGACTCGCCAGTTCCAATTGCAAAAGGCAGTGGCTCGAATGCAACTCCTCGGTCAGTCTCCATTCATCAACCAGGCCGAGTTGGTCAAGTCTGTGCTCGAACTCGATGACCCAAGTTTGGTGCGTCGCCTAGTCCAAGACCCAATGATGAACCAGCAGGAGCAGAGGGAAGAACAGGCGAAGGAACTCGCCGCGATGATGACGACAGCGTTCCCGATTTCCATCAAACCTACCGACGACCACAAGGCTCACTTAGAGGTGATCTTCGACTTCCAACAGGCCTCAGAAAAAGGATTCCGACAGATCGACCAGGCAACAGCCCAGGCGATTGGTCAGCACTTGAACCAGCACTTACAGGCGCTGGAACAGATCGATCCGAACACTGCCCGGGCGATTACTGCCGAGCTCAAGAAAATGGATAAGGCAAAGATGAGACAGCAGGAGCAACTAATGGGGTCCCAGGGTCAACTGCCTCCCCCAGGAACGGCTGGACAAGTTCCTCTCGAGATGGCACAACCGATGATGTGATCGCACTAATGAGGCCAGAAGAGCAATTGAATGCTCTTAGGTTGCTATACAGTTGGGCCAACGAAGTAGGATTAAAAAATAATGCGGTCGAGGTCGGGACATTTTCTGGAGAAAATGCCATACTCATGGCACAATATTTTAACGACGTTACAACTGTTGACCCATGGCTGAATGGATACGACCCAAACGACCATGCTTCGAGTGCAAACATGGAAGAGGTTGAAAAAAAATATTTTGAGAATATTTTGGACTTTCCGAACATCACGCACATTAAGATGAAAAGTGTCGACGCATCCAAACGGTTTGAAGACGCGTCGATTGACCTTGTGTACCTAGATGGGGATCACCGAGTCGATGCGTTAGTGGCGGATATTGACGCCTGGAAGCCAAAGGTTAGGCCTGGAGGAATTCTTGCTGGTCACGACATAAACATAGAAAGTGTGCATGATGCTCTCAAGCAAAGGTTTATGGGAGTTACTGCAAGGATATTTACAGATAGTTCATGGGGGATAATCATATGATAAAACTAAGAGCAATATTAAACTTTATTCGATTTACCAAATGGGTCGACGAGCCGGAATGGACCGCAGACGACGCCAGGGCCCTCGGTAGCTTTATGAGATCGGAGCACGGAGTAAGATTCGCCGCGGTGCTTAGAAATATGACTATTAGACAAGATTCTAGCGCTGTTCAAAAAGGTAACTTGACAGCATGTGGATTTGCAATAGGCTTCAGATCTGCAGTGGCAGTTATCGATTCCCTTGGAATTGATGCCACTCATCCCGCGGGAGGGGCAGACGACTAGAGGTTACCCGCGGAGTACATAGACTAGTCACAATCCCGCCCGGGATCGTTAACCATTCCGGGGCTGGAGTAAAGGGGTTAGCATGGGTGATGGAATAGAACTGACAGCGGAATCGTTACGAAGAGCGGCCATGATTGAGGATGGGATTATCCCTCCAGAAAGAGTGGAAGCGAAAACGGAAGCGGAGCCAACGTCGGAACCAGTGGAGAATACCGAGTCGAATCCCACGTCGACAACAGAACCCGCAACAGAAAATTCGCCTTCCGCAGCTGATTCTGCGGATCAAAAAGGTGATAGTTCTTTAACAACGACAGAGTCTGAGAGTCCGGTTGAGTCATCCGACAAGGCAAAAGAACCGAGCAAGTACGAGAAGCTGAAGAATCGCCAGCAGAAAGAATGGGAAGCCATTCAGCAAGCGAAGGCGGAATCTAAGGCCGAAAGGGAACGTTTGGAAAACGAGCGCCAGGAATTCCTGCGCGAGCGTGAACAGGCACGGAAGGCCGACCAAGAGAGACCGACAGGCAAGTTTGATGCAACCGACTACCGGAACGCTGCAAAGCAGTTTCGGGAAGAGGGCCGAGAAGACCTTGCCGAGCAAGCCGAAAAGAAGGCGACAGAAGTCGAGCGATACGAACTAAAGCAACACGAACAGAAGGTCAGAGAGCACGGAGAGAAAGCCTGGAACGACAATCTCTCCAAAATGGCAGACAAGCATCCAGAACTGAAGGACGCGACGTCTCCATTGCATAAGAAAGTTTCAGAGTTGCTGAAAACGAAGGCAGTTCTTCGTCAATATGCCGATGGGATCGTCGACGCGGTAGAGATCGCACAGCTTGCCTTGAAGACGGATAACTCAACCGGATTAGCAGATGAAGTCGAAAAGCTCCGCAAAGAAAATGCGGAGTTCAAAAAACGTTTACAACCTGGAGTTGGTTCACCGTCAACATTGGCGCCTAAAAAACAATTTAGGGACCTATCGGTCTCTGAGCAAGGCGCCGAGCTCCGCCGAATGGCAGTAGAATTTGACGAAGCTAACTAAGGTTTAGACATAGGAGATAAAATTATATGGCACTCGTAACCTCTGGCTCGCTAGCAGCGGCCTATCAGGAGTACTTCTCGAAAGAGTTGCTCCAACGTCAATTGCCCATCCTTCAGATGGAACAATTCGGAATGAAAGCCGCGCTTCCCCGGAAGAACGGCAACAAGCAGATTCGCTTCTTCCGTTATGACAATCCTAGCATCAGCAAGATCATCGAAGTAACGTCGGAAGGCACAAACCCTGGCAATAACGAACGTGAGTTGACCCTGTCGACTGTACAGGCGTCATTGCAACAGTTTGCCAGCTTGGTCAAACTGTCCGACATCCTCCAAGCCACAAACTTGTTTGATTCCATGGCACAGGCCACGACTCAATTGGCAGAAGATCATGCGTTGCATGCCGACACATTGGTTCACCGTGTGCTCACGACCGGAACTACCTCCGGAACTGGCACTCTGTCGACCTCGGTTCGCTACGCGCAGAACAGCAACTCGACGGCATTCATTGCCGCGACAGCAGCTAACTCGGCCTTCACGGCCCTCGACCTGCTCGATTCCGTGACTGCTCTCCGAGTTGACAAGGCTCCTACGATCAAGGGTGGTTACATCCTGGTTGCAGATCCTCGCACTGCTCGTTCGATCCTCAACGATGACGACTATATCCAGGCTCATCGTTACTCTGGCGCGGACAGCTTGCTGAAGGGTGAAGTTGGAACGTACTACGGAGTGAAGACTCTGTTGTCGCACAACATTCTGTCCTTCGGTTCTGCTTCTGCTAATGCCATCTCTGGCACTGCAGCTGCGTCCTACAACTCCAGCACTGCGCCTTTCTTGGCGAACATTGTGCTCGGTGACCAGGCATTCGGCGTACCTAGCCTCACTGGCGACTCGCCCTATAGCCCCAAGGTCCTAATTGCAGAAGGTCCGGACAAGTCCGACCCTCTGGATTTGGTAACCTCGGTCGCCGTCAAAACGTACTACACCGCGGTTCAGTTGAACGGAGCGTTCTACCGCATCGTGTTTAGTCGTTCTGAAGTCAGCTAATTAACATGGGCGCGGTTGTATTAATGATCGAGCCCTCGGCAAAGACTCGGGGAGGCAAAAACCTCCCCGGGTCCGAGCCTAAAAGCAAGGGGTTAAAAATGGCTAACACTGTAAGCATTCCGATCGAAAATCTAACCATTTCGCAAGAGACCGAACAGGCCGAGCCTATGGTTGGCGATATGGTTGAATTGACCGGAGAAGTTGTTGAAATCAAAGAAGGCGTTGCCATGGTTCGCGTAAGCGAGGCTGAGGCAGAGATTGCTAAAGAGTCTTTAGATGCTGAATCTGAAGGCAAACGTCTCAGGAATGAAGCCGTCAAGATGGACGGTGGGGAAATGATGGACGACTGATGCCACTTTACGAGTACGAAGACAGGGACACCGGGGGCGTCGTTACGCTCGAGCGTCCAGTAGACGAAAGGGATAATGTCCCAAGTAAACTAAAAAGACGCAACTTTCCCTCTAGCTTCAGACTTGTTAACTGTGGCTCAGAACCAGCATATCATCCAGCGGCCATGGATGGCCGCAACATTCTAAAAGGTTATCACGCACTAGAACAAAAACTCGGCTCCAAGTTCCGCCCAAGACATAAAGCCGATACAATCAAACAAGTTTGGGCAAAACATAGGAAATTAGATCTATGAGTCAAATCAATATTCGCCGCGAATTGAAAGCAAAAGGCAAGCCTGTTCGGATTAATTCTGGAACAGAAGCTACCGCAATGGAATTCACCACAACTGCAACTACCGGGACATTTGTTTCTGGTACTTCGACCCTGGGAATTACCGTTAAGCTCAACGGCACTTCATACAAGATCCCGGTCTACAGCTAAACTGTATGTCACGCGTATCATCTCGACTCGTCCTTGGCGAGGCCGGGACGGCTATCGTTTCTAGTGCTTCCACGAGCACCGGAAACTTTGATGCCATCACGGCTATTACCCAGGGGACTGGAAGTCTTACCATCAGTGGGACAGCGTACAATAACGTCGCGTTTTATCATGGTTCGACACTTCACGGAGACATTACGTCATTTACATACGTTAGCGGCGGTCCGTTTGCGTTGTACAAAGACCTTCCGTAAGGAGTAAATCATGGGACGTCAGATAGAGGAGATTATCTCCAGCCTTACTGGCGGGACCGTATCCATCAATGCAAATCTGACTGACATTGAGGCGTTGCTTACCACGCTTCAAGCTGACATTGTTGACGGAATTATTGTTTCCAGCGGTACGGTACAATCCAATCTGCGTGATGGATCTGGAAATTTAATCACATCCACAACGTCTGGTACAAAAAGACTCCTTGATGTTTCAGCCAATGTTTCACTTTCATCAGCACTTGATGCAAATATAAGAGATGGTGCTGGGAATCTTCTTACATCTAGCTCTAGGGGCAGCGAGAGGGCATTATCGGTTCAAATTGTAGACGCATCAGGAAATCAAATTACATCATTTGGAACCGCAAATGTATCAGTCACAAATGGAACAATTGCTCAAATTACAAGCGGAACAATTAATTCAAATCTTCGGGATGGATCAGGTAATTCAATTACATCAACATCCATATCTGGGAAGCAAAGATTAGATGTAACATTGGCTGGTGGTGGAACGGTTGGAAGCGCATCCCCAACATTTGCAGATTTGGTTGCTGGAACTGATGGAACAAATCTCAGGGCACTTAAAACCGATTCCAGTGGAAGGGTTAGTACACAGATTTTTGATTCAAGCGGTACTGCGCTGACCTACGCTGGCACGGGAACCGCTGGAACGCCTTCCTCCGATGTAGTGTCCATCCAAGGCATCACGGGGGCAACCCCCGTCATTGTTTCACAGTCCACGGCTACCAGCCTCCGCACGCAAGCCGAGGCTTATCAGGGTGGTACTTCTGTATCCACTTCCAATCCGCTCCAAGTTTCGCTGGCTAATACAGGAGCCAACACGACATCGCTCCAAGTGCGCCCCCGTAACGCTTCTGTCGCAGTAACTTCAGGCACAACCTCGGGTACGGCTAATACAAGCGCACAAGCCTTGGCATCAAGCTCAACTCGCCAATATCTTCTGATTCAAAACATTTCCGATACGGATATGTATTTTAATTTTGGAGCGACCGCCACAACGAGTAATATGCTTATTACAAAAACCGGAGGAGGTGTAGTATTTGAAACAGGCTTTGTCCCAACCGATGCAGTCAACGTGATCTGCTCTGCTGCAAGCAAGTCTTACTACATATTGAGTGCCTAATGCCGATACTGCCTCCACGACTAGGTTTTAAGATGATGTCGAACGCCCCGACATTCTTTCGTGATTTTGCTACCAACAAAACGCTCGATCACGGGTTCGGGCCTAGCATCACATTTACACGAACAGGCACAGCCACTTATTTTGACTCTAGCGGAACCCTGACCACGGCCACGGCTAACACGCCTCGCTTCGACCATGATCCATCAACGCTGGAAAGTAAGGGTCTTTTGATTGAGGAGGGGAGGACGAATAGTTTGCCAAATAGCCAGATGAGCGGGGCTGTGACAGGGTCTGCTGGGACTACCCCTACGGGATGGGGAATTAGCGGAAATGCAAATGGACTTACAAGAACAATTACAGTTGGTTCAATTAACGGATTTAGTTATATTGATGTAAAATTTGTTGGGATAGTAACAGGTGGGCCGATAAATTTACTTTTTGATCCACAATCTACAGCCGCAGGATATACAACTAGTTTAGGTCAAACATGGACATCATCTTGTTATCTTGCGCTGATTGCTGGTTCATTTCCAAGTGGCTCAACCCCGTCAGTAAAAATTACTGAAAGAAACTCGTCTAATACTTTTCTGGCATCAAGCGATGTCTCTTTTTCAATAATTACATCAACACTTAAAAGATTTTCTGTATCAAGAACATTAGATCAGTCAACAGTTGCAAAAGTAACGCTTGATATACGAGTCGACTCTGTTCCAAACGGCACATCCGTTGACTTCACCCTCCGCATCGCCGCCCCGCAGTTGGAGCTAGGAGCCTTCGCCACTTCGTATATCCCAACAACAAGTGTGGCGGTGAGTAGGGGTGCGGATGTTGCAATAATTACACCAATTACAAGTTTTTATAACCAGAGCGAAATGTCTTTATTTGGTGAGATTCAAAGATTTGGAACATCTACATTCTCTGGAATTATCTCACTGCATACAGATGCAAACAGTACAACCGATGAAATTTATTTTACTCAGGCAAGGTCGCCGGTAGCATCGCAAGCAATTGGTGGAGTGTTTGCATCAACATCAGGAACTATCGTTGGCATTGATACTGGAGCTTCGTTTACAAATATGAATGAAATAACAAAAGTATCATCTGGAGTTAAATCTGGAGATTTTTTTGTTACAAGCAAAAGCTCAACATCCACAACTGGAACTGGATCAACTTCTGCATCTCAATCGCTAATATCGGCAACAAAAATGAGAATTGGTGCAAGGGCAAATAGCACAACATTCCTAAACGGCCACATCCGCAAAGTCGGCTACTGGCCGCGCCGCCTGACCAACGCCAATCTTCAGGCAATGACAGCATGAGAATCGCCATGCCTATCGTAGCCCTGCTTTTGATCCTATCCATGCCTGTTGGCCTTGTCGGATGCTTCGGAGATTCTGGAACGATTCAGGAGAAGCTACCACGCTACTCAGACATGGGTGCGGCGGAAGATGCTGGGAGGGTGAAATAACATGGGCTTCTTCGGAGGTGGTGGAGGAGGGACAACTCCAGTAAACATGGTTGGTGCCAGCAGCGGAACGGCTGGAACGGCTGGGTATGTTCCCGCTCCTGCGGCTGGGCAAGACCGTCATGTGTTAGCTGGTAATGCAACATTTATTCCAAATGTTCCGCTTGTTAGGCCAACTTCTGCAAGTGGAAGGCTGATTGGTTGTATTGGAGCCAATGGAAGAACCAATCAGACTTATGCAAACTCTCAATCAAACACTCTTTTTTCTCCCATATTTCTTCCTAGCGGCACAATTACGGCAATCGGATTGACTTTCTTTTCTCAAACTACTGGGAATGTAAGATATGGGATTTATGATTCATCTTCTGGTGATGTTCCAACGACACTTCTAGGAAGCGGAACTGCATCAACACTTACTGCGGCGGCGGCAAATGCGGCCGTTGTGGTGTCTAGTTTATCGATTGCAATACTTGGTGGCCTTTATTGGATTGCCCTGCAACAAGATCAATCAAACAATGTAAATCATATTACAACTGCAAACGGATGGGCATATCAGTTTGCTGGATTTACAAGTGCTGGACTACTGACAGGACAAACTCTTTCCTGCGCCAGAAGCTATACATCTGGACTAGAAACAACTAGATCGGTGGCAATCGATTATACTTACAATGCTTGGCCGCTTTTCTATGTAACAATATGAAGCAATATATTTATGAAAATGGTCAGCTTGTTTCGGTTTTAGACAATAGAAGTCTAGCTGAAGCCATAAGTCTTAATGTCGAAGTTAACAGAGAAAAAGCAAGTCAGTCTATTCAAGCGGCTGGCTTAGACGAATTCACCCAACAAAACGCCGCTCTCGGCATCTACTCATCAGATCGTTGCGAGGCGATCAAGTCCTATATCGCCACTTGCCGAAACGAATACCTGCGGTGCAAGGGATTGATCCTAGCCGCCACGACCAACGATGAGGCCGATGCGGTGCAGTTTGTGGCTCCAGAAGTTCCAGAAGGTTTATAATCAAATGTGCAAAAAACTCGCCACCTGGCTCACCAATTTCAGTTTGCGTTTCTTGATGACGGCAAAGGATTACGCCTGTTTCAAGGAGGCGCTGAAGTGTGCCGAGGACAACAACAGGATTGCCAGTGGGACGAAGTATATC